TGTACTCTCCGCATGAAAAAATTAAACATAAAGGCAATCGTTTTTAGCAACAGCGACGGCGAACTGGAAAAAAGACGCATCAATGAATATGATACCGACAAACTTACCTATGGTGCAAAACGTGTTATTGACCCGTCCTTTTATATACGATGAGACACGATGAGACACGATGACCGACCGACCGTGCACTTTATGTAACTAAGACTTTTATGACTTTTATGACTTTTATGACTTTTTTTTAGGAGGAGACGCGTACCCTATTACAGCGCACGCTATCCTCTTGCCAGCATGTCCGGTTATCAAACTGTCGGGCTGCCCACCTTGTCCACAGTCATCTTCATCCGCATGGATAATTAATCCGCGACCTATAATATTTGTTTTCTTTTTACGTAGACTAATAACATCATCGTAAAACGTATACTTTGCTTCTCCCTTTGCATTCGTCTTGAGGTTCCCGAGGTCACCAACATGGCGTTCTTTCATACCCGGACATCCGTGTGTTTTATTATAGGGGTTAAAATGGGCGCACATACTGTCGCAGGAGTCGCTCATGTCGCCATACTCGTGAACGTGAAAGCCGTGAAGTCCTAGTGGTTTTAGACCGGTCAATTCTACATCAATGCGAATACGGGACTTTGACGGTTCATCTGTAAATCTTACTACTCCTTTTATTTTTTTATCATTGAATACCGCTATTGCTTGAATTGATTCTTTACTTGTTGTCATGGGTGATTATTATTATAATATATATATCTATATCTTATAGTTTTTATATATTATAGTTTTTATATTTTATCTTGATACATATTATTATATTCCAATAATTATATTCCAATAATTATATTCCAATAATTATATTTAGTATATGTATATAGTATAACGATAAACCAATGGAAGCCCAAGAAGTAAACCCACGTTCTCGTAGAAGGTCGGCTTCTAGAGGAAGTTCACATTCCTCACGGAGGTCGGGTTCTAGAGGAAGTTCACATTCCTCGCGGAGGTCGGGTTCGCGAAGGTCTGGTTCTAGAGGAAGTTCACATTCCTCGCGGAGGTCGGGTTCGCGAAGGTCGGGTTCGCGAAGGTCCGGTTCTAGTTCGTCGGGAAGTTCGTCGGGAAGTTCGTCAGGAAGTTCGCCAGATGTAGATATAAGGGTACCTCATTGGAGTGATAACCAAGAAATGTTGTTATGGCGTGCAACAGTAGACCCAATACGCAATATAGGTGCACCAATCAGCGCAGAATGGACTTATCTAGGCGACGTTCCAAATACCGCACAAGAAAATCGTAGTAGTATTCGACAAGCAGTTGCCAGAATGATGGTTCTTGAATATCCTGGGGGAGGAGAGGGTTACTGGACTCCCGGAAACGAGGTCGAAACCGTTTTTTTCCCTTTTTTCCCTCATGAAAGTGGGCAAAGCTGGCATCGTCGAATTCCTGGTCCAACTAATCAGCAGTATGAAGTATATCATAGCACCAGTATGCCTCTAGGTAAAGGATATAATAGTCAGTATATGCCTCCTCAATATTATCCTCCAGATAGTGCTGCGGATTTAATAGTTGAATACCTAAATGAAATAACCCGAGAATTATATGGAAAAGGTAAAAAATATATCAGAAGTTATGTAAAACGTTATTTTGTCACACCCCCCGTTTCGGATGAATTTACTGCAATTGCCGATAAAAATGCAATAAATATGATAGCTGATATTTTTATACGAGCAAATAGTGAAGAACCCGATGAAGTTGAGGCTTTCGTAGAGGATGAATGGGACCGCCTTATTAGAGATGACCAAATATTTAATGATTTCGTAACTTTTAATGATGGTCTGTATGAAGATAATAGAGATGTGAAAATGTATAATAAAAAAGGGAAAACATTAAGACCGGCAAATAAAGCCGAGCTTAGAAGAGGACTTTATGAAGGTACTCAATATGTACCACGATTTAATCCAAGCCCTACTTCGCCCTCGAGGAGAATGAGAAGAAGAAGAACGCAGCGAAAACGCGATAAAAAAATAATGAAAGAGTATAGGGCATTCTTGGAAAGTACCAAAGATAACCCTGATGCTATTTATGATGGTGGACGTAGATATAGGAAGAAACGGAGCACGCGTAAAAAATGAAAAATATGTTACTTACCTTGCATTGTATAAATTACATTGTATAAAATTATTTTATGTCACTTGGTGGTATGAAATATTTAACTTTGTTTCTTTGTGTATCCTTCGCGATACTGTGGGAATCCGATTTTTGCGAGTAATTGCAGATGACGCATTGTCGTCGCCATACTCCATCCTGAGTGTCCGACTTGCATATTATACTGAACGCTTTCGACAACTAAATCGCCGCGGCTAAACATGAATCCTTCCCCAGCAGGCGGTTCGTAGGTCGAAAGGTACGTCCATATATCGATTTTTTGCGTGAGTATTTCGGGTTTTTCTTGGGCTAGAACGACCGCATTCATTGCGTCGCGGAGCATATCGGCAGCCCATGTGTCATTTAGAAATGACAAATCAAGTGCGGCGACTTCTTGGAGCGAGCGAGGGTATTTGGACTCTTCTTCGACTTCTGAACGAGGAGTAGAAGCGATATCAACATCGATGTTATCGGCACCAATGGTGGCAGCGGCAATAAGAGTGTGCATAGACATTTTTGTGACGGGTGTTGGTACTGACTTTTGATTTCTGTATTTTATTTATTGGCTTTTATTTGTTTCAATTTTATGGCGGTGTCGGGTGGAATTGGGATTTATGAATTTGAATAAATAAAAAACTAAGTTGAAATCTATTCAAATATTTTAATATTTTAATATTTTATATTTATATAAGAAAATGTCAACAATATTTACTTCTACGGGACTTCAATCTCTTACATTTAACGTTACTAAAGGTAATCCTCCAGACCAAGTAACGTTTACACAAGAAATTACATCAGCTTCATCGGGACTCAACACCCATCAAATAACAAATCCAAATATTATAAAATTGTTTAAAACTAATTCAGAAGGAACAGATTTAGATGTTTGTATTAGTGCGGAATACGGAAGCGACGATTTGGGTAATCCAATAAGTAAGGTTTCTACGTTTATAGATGGTGAAAATCATTTTTGCAATTGTACTAGTACTTCCGAAGATGCTAGTTCTACAACAGCAGTAGCTATAGTTTTTAATTGTATAGATTTTAGACTGCGCGAAAATATTACATGTAATTTAAATTGTAGAGGTTATTATAATAATTATGATGAAATAATAGGAGCAGGTGTATCTTTAGGATATAATGGATTATTAACATCTTTAGGATATAATGGATTATCAGTAAATGCTAGTGGATGGAGTGACTACGTCGATACGCACGTAAAACTAGCTAGTGGTTTACATAACATTTTTGAAATTATTATAATCGAACACTCTCAATGCGGTGCATATGCGGCACGATATGGAAACAGCACAATCAGTGAACCAACAGTTATCGACGGTGTTACTAGGTATCCTATGTTAGGTCGTTATTTGGTACTGGAACATGAACAAAATCTCCAATCGCAAAATGTACAAATATGTGGTTCAACATTATGGAGTAAATTTAACGGAACAAATGGCACAGTTAAACCAATTCCCGGGTTAGTAATAAAAGGATATATTACTGCTGTTGACGGAAGTTCTTTAACACAAATATATTTTAAAGATACAGACTAAGATTAATAATTATAAAATTATCAGGTTCATACATAATAATAGTTTATATATATAAATAAATATATATAAATATATATAGTTCATCAAAAATGACCGTTAGCAATCAAACTTACAATGTCGCTCGTGGGTTGGTCCGTCCAACTAGAGCCGCAGGCGGTGCTCGACGTATTATTTTTACAAGTATAGCTGATAATAGTAATGTTAACCGTTTTGTTCCAGGTTCTGGTGTAGGCGCTTTGAATCGCTCCGTTCGCCTCCACCAATATCGCCAAGCTACTTCTTGTGAAATGCCAAATGGTACTAGACGAGGTGGGCGATGCTTTCAACCTTCATAAAATTCGCTAAACACTTCTTTCACTTTAGCATTACTTCAAAATATTGTATATTTTGGATTGATACAAAATGTATATCAATATACCTATTATAGTAGTATAACTCGTATAATGACACCATATACTTGCACTAGAATCTGTCTTTAAGCCCATAAAAAACCCAAGTATAGGTATTATACTTATAGCAAAAACTGCCTTATAGGAAGTATCCCACAAAAGTAATATAGGAACAAATATTAAAAATAACCATAAGTGGTATTGTATAACATATTTGGTTGTATTGTATTCTTTATAATCCATTAACCACCAATTGAGGTGTCCATTAGGTGTAACCGTTGTACAATATTTAGTAGCACCTTTATAAAAATAAACTAACAGTGAAATTATTACTGCAACTGAATATCCTACAATAAGTAGTTTACGATTTGGACTACACTTTGACCATGGTTTTACAAAAAGTGAACCAAGTATGCCACCCAATGGTTGTGTTATTAATATCAATGGAATAATTGTAAGTGTGATTATTTTGTTCATTGTTGTGCAGGACTTACGTGGATTAGTTAACCATAGTAATAATTCTGCAAATTGCATACCACACCACCCTACAAGTATCATTGCTATCCATTTAAAATGTGGCACATTTGATGTGAATAATAATATAATTGCGACTAAAGAAAATAAACTAGTTTTTGCACTTGATTCTACGCTGTAGCACATTATTTATACTATGTATATGTATATATATAATATAATATAATATATGAACATTATTTTGCAAATAATACTTGCGTATTTATTAGCCGATTTCTTTACAGGTGTATTCCATTGGTTTGAAGATAGTTATTTAGATTATTGTATAAGTATACCTTTTATTTCTGATATAGCAAAAGATAATGATATGCATCATTACTTTCCAAGAAGTACATTGTTATATTCTTACTGGGAAAATACACGTTTAAATTTAATAATTACAATTATTGTGTTACTTATCATATACGCAATAAATAAAAAATTTGTTATAAATAACATATATTTTATGTTAACATTCGCATTCTTCTCTGTTATATCTAATATATGTCATAGATTTTCACATATGAGAGATTGTGAAAATAGCCAATATGTAATTTTTTTACAAAAAATAGGATTTTTATCTTCTCATACCTATCATTCCGTTCATCACGAAACTTCTACTAGTAGATACTGTCCTATTTCAATATATAATAACTATATACTAGATTACATCTATTTTTGGAGGATTTTAGAATACATTGTCTTTTTATTAACAGGTATAACTCCATCTAGAAATGAATACAATAAATATAAATCAATACATAATCATATGCACGAAAATGCAAAATTAGAATGCCCTAAAAAACCTACCAAAGAAGATATTGATGAGTTGAAAGTTCTCTTAGAGAAATATAGAAAATGCAATACTCGGTAATAATCCAATTTGTAGAATAGTTTTCTCTTATTGTTTATCATATTTTGTCTATCAAGAAAATTGATATACAAAATATCCCATATAAAATATATATAGAGATACAAAACATGAGCATCGTCAAACGCCTCCAGAAAGAACTTACTGAACTCGCGAAGGATCCTCCCTCA